TTATACATTAACATCGGCTCACGTTTCAATCATTCCAGAGTTTTTGGAAAAGTTAGAACTATTAGGAAATGAGTCAGACTTTCATATTACGAAAGATGAAATAATAAATCTAAAGACTGGAAGTAAGATAATCTTCAAAGGTATTAAAACAAGTTCAGGAACTCAAACAGCATCTTTAAAATCATTAGCAGGTGTTACTTGTTGGATATTAGATGAAGCTGAAGAGTTAGTAGATGAAGATGTATTTGATAAAATAGACCTTTCAATAAGAGCAAAGAATAAACAAAATAGAGTTATATTGGTCCTGAATCCTGCAACTAAAGAGCATTTTATTTACCAAAAGTTCTTTGAGGCAAAAGGAGTAGAAGCAGGAAGCAACACAACTAAAGGAGATACTACCTACATACACACTACATACTTAGACAATAAAGATAACTTATCAGAATCTTTTTTAAAGCAAGTTGAAGAAACAAAGAAACGTAGGCCTGAAAAGTATAAACACGCAATCCTCGGAGGTTGGTTAAACAGAGCGCAGGGGGTCATCTTTACTAACTGGACAGTAGGAAAATTTCCAAATACAAATGATACAATATTTGGACAAGATTTTGGATTTAGTCAAGACCCAACAACATTAGTTGAAACATACATTAATAAAGATAAGAAAGAAATACATGTAAGGCTACACGTTTACAAAGCAGGTTTAACAACGTCAGAGATAGCACAATTAAACTATAAATTTGCTCAAGATAGATTGATAATAGCAGATAATGCAGAGCCACGTTTAATAGCGGAACTAAAAGCAAAGAAATTGAATGTTGTGCCAACTATTAAAGGTGCTGATAGTGTCAAATATGGTATTGCTTTACTTCAGGATTATGACATGATAATAGATGAAGATAGTACCGACTTAATAAAAGAATTAAATAATTACTGTTGGTTAGAAAAGAAAAGTGAAACTCCTATTGATAAATGGAATCATGGACTGGACGCTTTACGATATGCTGTAGCTTATCAGTTATCTAATCCAAACAAAGGTAAATACTCAATATGGTAGAACAAGTAGATATAAGACAAATGATAGCATTATGTGAATCGTACCTAAGAGATAAGAAAGGTTATAGAGGTAGGATAATATTTGATGAACGTTTATTTATGACTTCACACCGCACACAAATAAGACAGCAATTTGTATTGCTAAATGAATTATATAATCAAGCGATTCAGTACTACAAAAAACAATAATTAAGGTTAATATAATATGCAAGTAAAGATAAATATTCCAGATTCATTAAGCGAGATAAAGCTACATCAGTACCAACGTTACATGAATGTAGTAGATAACTCAAACGATGAATTATTTATTAGTCAAAAGACTATTGAGATATTTTGCGATATAGATTTAAAGAACACTTTAAACATAGCTTACAAAGATGTAACAGAGATAATGCACCACTTTAAAAGTGTATTTGATGTAAAGCCTGAATTAAAACGCATAGTGACATTTAACGGTAAAGAATATGGATTTATACCTAACCTTGACGATATTAGCTTAGGTGAGTTAATAGACGTGTCAAATAGCATTAACGACATTCAAAAACTTCACATTGCTATGGGTGTATTGTATAGACCTGTTAAAGCTAAGTACAAACAACTTTATGAGATTGAAGATTACAAGGCAGATGAGTTAGTAATGGAAGAAATGAAACGTTTACCTTTAGATGTAGTATTTGGTGCAATGCTTTTTTTTTATCATTTAGTGAACGATTTACTAAAAGCTATCCCGATGTATTTGGAGGCGAAAGTAAAGGAGATGACTACTCATTCAAAGCACAATTCAGTGCTAAGTGGGGATGGTATCATGCAATCTATCAACTTGCTAAAGGAGATGTTACCAGATTTGACGAGGTTACTAGACAACAAGCTCACAAATGTCTAACATTATTAAACTACGAAAAGGACAAAGCAGAAGCTGAAAAGGAACAAATGAATAGAAGATGACAAATTACTACGACATAACAACAACACTAAGAACTGAACTAGAGAACGATGCTTTAATTAACAAGGTATCTAAGGGAGGTTTAGATGATATTGCTAACTGGAAAAAGCAAGAATACGCATTAGCACATTTAATAGTTAACAACTGCACACCTGATGCATCTAGTTTAGTTTATAACGTTTCTATTATCTGTATGGATATAGTAGATATTTCTAAAGATGAAACTACTGATAAGTTTATAGGGAATGATAATGAAGATGATGTATTGAATAGTATGTTATCAGTTCAAATAAGGTTATACGAAAAGTTAAGGAGAGGTAATTTATTTAGTTCGCATTACACGTTAGGAAGTTCAGTAATTATAGAGCCCTTTACAGATAGATTTGAAGATAAGGTTGCAGGTTGGACAATGACAGTAGACATAGTAGTACCTAACACAATGACAAAATGCTAGATAGTAAAGAAGTACAAGAAGCTATTGATAAGTTTAGAAAGTATGTAATACAGCAAAGTAGAAGCAATTTAACTAAACAGAAAAAGAACGTAAATAAAAGCCTTTACAATAGTATTAAAGGAGTTTCTAAGGTTAATCCTAATTCAATTACTTTGTACTTTGAAATGTTGGATTATGGTATATTTCAAGACAAAGGAGTTAGTGGTAAGTTTAAAAAATATAACACAGATTTCAGTTATAAGTCAAAGATGCCGCCAAGCAAAGTATTTGATAAGTGGATAGTAAGAAAAGGGATTGCACCAAGAAATGAGAAAGGGCAATTTATGAGTAGAAAGTCTTTAAGCTACTTAATAGCAAGAAAGATATTTAGAGAGGGGATTAAACCTAGCTTATTCTTTACAAAGCCATTTGAGAAAGCATACGATAGTCTACCTGATGAAATAATTGAAGCATACGGAATTGATATAGTTAATTTATATTTAGAGAAGAAATGATAAACATATTTGCAAGAAGTCCATACATTATTGAAATAGATGAAACTGGACAAACTGAAACAAAAGTAGAGTTATATATTTGGAATGATGGAGGAGGCTCACCATCAAGCCCTAGTTACACACTACAAAAGTTAATCCCAAGTAGTAACGAGCCAGCTACATGGTACGATGTGTCACCATACATTTTAGAGTTCATTACTTTCGATTCTTACAATAGTGGTACATATCCAAGTACACCAGTTAATATTAGTAATACTCCTAGAGACCAATACGCAAATGTAACGATTAAAAGATATGCCGATACTGGTAGTGGAATGACGTTAATAAACAGTACAGATTACTTCGGATTTGCAGGTTATACTTTTTATGCTGATGGTAGTAATTATGACTATGGGGACATTCATTTAGATTCAGGTACATATTACTACTATGATGATGGTCAAGGTGCTTTAGGGAATCTTGAATATGAAAGAGCAGTACCAAGTGTAAGAGTGATTGAAGATGCTTTAGCTTTAACAGCTTATTATACTAATTTAGATACAGCAGCAACATACAGTGAAGCTATTGCAACAGAGCCAAGTCAAGTGCCTTTGATTTATAAAAACTATTACGGAGACAGTGTTAAGCTAGAAATAAAAGATGCATCATTAAACGTTTTAGGAACTTATACAAGTGTACCAGTAACACAATGTAAACATACACCAGTTAAAATAGACTTTGTAAATAAGTACGGTAACTTTGAAAGGTTTTGGTGCTTTGGTGCATCATTTGAGTATAACGATGTAGAAGCTAAAGAGCATAAGAGGTTGCAAAGTTCAATTACTTCTTACAATACCGCTCAAGGTCAAATGTCAGAGTTTAACATTAACGGTAAAAGTAGAATCAAAGTAAACACAAATTGGGTAGATGAAAGTTTCAGCGAAACAGTTAAACAGCTATTATTAAGTGAGAAGATATTAGTAAACGGAATACCTGCTAAGTTAAACACTAAAAGTATTGAAGAGTATAAGCACATAAACACTAAAATGATTAACTACGAAATGGAATTTACATACAATCATTACATAATTAACAACGTAGGATAATGCGACAAGTACAGATATATATTGAAGATACTAGAGAGAGTGGAAACTATAACGAGTTGGAACTATTCCAAGATGAAACAATTAACATTAATTTATCAGTTCAGAATGTTAAAGATATATCTAAGGTTTTCACAGAATTTACACAGTCTTTTACAGTACCCGCATCTAAAACTAATAATGCGATTTTTAGGCACTTTTACGAAAATGCTGTTGAAATAGATACAGCAGTATATGACCCTAGATTAAGACGACCTGCATACATAGAGATAAATAGAAAGTTCTTTAGGAATGGTAAGATTCAACTAGAGAAATCTAACCTTAAAAATGGTAAAGTAGAAAGCTATACTATTACATTTTACGGTACTATCATAAACTTAAAAGACACTTTCGGAGACGATAAACTAGCAGACTTAGACTATACAACAGTAGACTTTGATTATACAGGTGCAGAGGTAGAAGATAGAATAACAGACGATGCTACTGATTATGATGTACGTTATCCTTTAATTAGTTCTGATAGGTTATGGAGTTATGGAGATTCAACAAGTACAGATATATCAGTTACTGGTGGTGCTATTAATTATACTGAATTATATCCTGCTTTAAAAGTACCTAAAATATTTGATTTAATAGAGTTAAAGTATGGTATTAACTTCACGGGTTTATTCTTAACAGATGAACGTTTTAATGACTTGTTTTTATGGTACAAACCTAACAAAACAAATAAAGCATATACAGATAAGCAATTAATAAATATATCTTCAGGAGATAGTGGCTACTTTAATATATCAACAGACGAGGCAGAAGTGACTGCATACGTAGGTAACTTAGTATCTAACTTAACTTTATTTGTTACTAATGTTAGTTCTTCAGGTGTTACTTATTACATTGATGTTTATAGAGATGGGGTGTTTCAACAGACTTTTGAAGGTCAAGGTCCAGCAGGTTTCTTTGTAGGTCAATCACCTGGTAAATACACTTGTTATGTCTATGCTGATTCTATAATTGATATAGATACTGAATACGAATGGTTTGTTTCAGGTATAACTTCATGGTTTAACTCTACTAACTTACAGAACAATTTAAGTACAACATCTAATCTATCTTATAATGCGCCTGATATTAAGGTAAGTGATTTTATTAGCGGTATTTTAAAGATGTTTAATTTAACTATAACTGCTGAATCAATAGATACTTTTTTAATAGAGCCTTTAGAATGGTGGTATCAAAAAGGAGGTATTATAGATATTACTAGACACGTAGACATTGAAAGTATAGACGTTAGTAAAGTACCTTTATACAAGTCAATAGATTTTAAGTTTCAGGAATCTAAAAACTTTGTTAATGCAGAGTATAAGGGTAGGGTAGGAAAGAGTTACGGTGATTTAACACAAAAATTTGATTTTGATGGTGATAATTTTACAATAGAAGTACCTTTTGAGAATTTATTACAAGCTAAATACACTAATGAAACGGTACAAGTAGGTTTTACTTTAGATGAAGATTATAAAAGTTATATACCTAAGCCAGTATTACTATACCAAAGACCCGTAAGTTCAGCAGGTAGTGCAGGTATTAAGTTTGATGATGGAAGTACAGTTAACACTTTAAGTCAATATATACCTTTAGCACAAGACGTGATATATAACAGTCAGGATTATACTTTGAATTTTGCACCTGAACAAAGTAGCTATACAGACCAAATAATAAGTAATAACCAATATTATGTATGGTATCATAGATATTTTAAAAACTTATTTGATGAAAAGAATAGGCTAGTAAGTATTAAGGCTGTATTTCCTATCTCAGTATTAACAAACTTAAGGTTAAATGATAGGTTAATAATTAGAGATAAACGATACACTATAAATTCTATTAGTGCTGATTTAACAAGCGGAGAGGTGCAACTAGAATTGTTGCATGATTTAAGAGAAGTAAGTAATGATGATAATGTTATTTTCACTTCATCAGGTGCAGGTAGTATTGACATACCAGTATTATTATTAAATGGTGCAACGCAAACAGCAGTAAGCACGTCAACATTAGGGGTTACTTTTTCAGGTGTTACATTTACATCAGATGATTATGTTACGGTAAATTACCCTGCTAATCCTATAGCTGAATTTGAAATAATAACAGAAGCATCAGATAATGTTATTACAGAGAACAATATAAACTT